TCCACCGTTTTCTCTATAGGTTATTACATTTTTTTGACTTGTGGAGTCGTAACAACATTGCGCGCCTTTCGCGGCGGTAGAAGTAATAACTGTGGCAGAACCAAAAGAAATAGATGTACCCGACACCGTACCAACACTTGCCGTTAGATAACTGCTGTTAGAACTGTTTTTATAAACTACTAAAACTTTCCCTGCGTTAACGTCAAAAGAAGCCCCCATGAAATCAGCTTGGTTGGTTGAGTTAAAGTTTACTCCAGTTCCAAAAGTAATAGTTGTGCCTGAAATTGTTCCTACCGCAGCTTTACCAACACCCCCATCCATATAAAAAACAACTACTTTATCGTTCGCAGTGTCGTAGGTTGAGGCAACTCGTGTTGGTAAATTTACTATTGCCGCAGAAGCTGCCCCTAATGTAGGAGCGGCATTGCCTACAGCTTCAACCTGACCGTTAGTTTTTAAAATAACAGCCTGTCCTGAACTCAAAGTCCCAGACGCAACAAAGTCTACAGCGTTTTGTCCGCCGCCTGTCGGCAGTAGTTCCGACAAGTTACTCATTTATACGCTCCAACCAATAGTGCCGTCGATGTAAGACATAGTGATTTCTGCAAAGTTCTTATCAAAAACCAAGTCAGTTGCAGAGCTTGCTATGTTGGAGCCGTTACGCGCTACGGTAAAGGTGGTAGTAGCCGCTGCTCCTGTGCCGTCTTTAATAGTTACCGTATCCCCTGCGCTTGGTGAGGCAGGTAGAGTAATAGTAATACTTCCGGCTGTAACAGTAACAAACTCACCAACCGCTGCGGTGTAGTTTCCGCTTTTAAGAATTGGCAGGGCATTAGCCGAAAGATTTGCCCGCGCACCCGCTGCCGTGGTTGCATTAGTACCGCCGTTGGCTACGGGGAGGGCGTTGGCTACATTAGCTGTTAAATCAACGTAAGTAGTTGAAGTAGACCCCGTACCGCCGTTAGCGACAGGGAGTGTGCCTGTAACTTCAGAGGCAAGATTTATAGAAGTAGCTGTAGGAGCTACCGCTGCCCATGCAGAGCCTGAATAAACCTTCATAGCATCTGACCCAGTATTAAAGTACAAAGCTCCTGTTAATAGAGCATTGCCATCATTATCTACAGTAGGGTCAGATGATTTGTCACCTAAGTAACGGTCATCAAAATTATCATAGGTAGTGGCTGCTGCTGCGGCTGAACTAGCTGCTGCTGTTTCTGAATTACCTGCGTTAGTCGCGGAGGTAGATGCACTACTAGCAGAAGTAGACGCATTAGAAGCTGATGTAGCTGCGGCTGTTGCTGATGTAGCTGCTGAGGTCGCACTGCCTAAAATCGAGTCTGTGTAAGCTTTGGTAGATGCGTCTTGTGCTGCTGTAGGATCACCCATGCCAGTGATCTTATTAGTTCCCATAGCGATAGCACCAGACATTGTGCCACCCGCGAGTGGGAGTCCTGTGGTGTCTGCTGCATCAACGTAGGCTTTAGTCGCTACATCTTGCGCTAGTGTAGGATCAGCAACACTTACAATTTTATTTGCGCCCAGGGATAGCTGTCCTGACATTGTACCGCCAGCTAAAGGAAGCTTGGCAGCAATGCTGTTAGTAACTGTCGTGTGGAAAGCTGCGTCATCATCTAGTGCGGCGGCTAATTCGTTGAGAGTATCTAAAGCAGCAGGTGCGCCATCAACTAAAGCAGTTATTAAGCCATCTGCATAAGCTTTTGTTACAGCGTCTGTTGCAGCAGTAGGCGTACCTATATCAGTAAGACGGGCTGCGTTAAAGTCTACAGTGCCAGTAAGAGCTAGATTATTTAGTGTAGTTGTCCCAGAAGTTGCGGTTACATTACCAGTCAAATCTCCTGTTACATTTCCGGTTACATTTCCGGTTACATTACCTGTAACATTGCCCGTTACATCTCCAGTTAAACCACCTGCAAAACCAGTGTTTGCTGTAATTATTGAGCCTGTAATCGCAAGAGGGCTAGACGCTCCAATAATAACACCGTTAACTGATCCGCCTGTTATCACAGCGTTGCTTGATGCAAAAGTGCCGTTAGCTGTTAATGTGCCTGTAACAGTAGCTGTAGCTGTTGTAAGTGAAGAAGGATTAGTTCCTAGCTCAACAATTGCTGTAGATGCATTCTCAGTAAAAAGTCGTTTATCTGTGACATTGACCGCAAGTTCGCCTTGAACCAAGTCACTCGTAGTGGGTACGGCTGATGCGGTTGAGCTGTTCTTGGTGACTATCGTTGTCATGTTGAATTCCTGTAGTTACCACTTGGTTTTGTGCGACCAGTATCGAGCTGATAGTTTAGACGGATTAGAGTCTTGAGCGTTATGCCTGGCATAATAGGATTTTTTCCTTGCCTTTTCTTTGGCAGTCTTGGGATTGCTCCCTGCGCCCTTAACACCTTGCTGCCCAAATCGGACAGTCTTGATTTGATCACCGACTTTTGCCAATACAACGTGGCTTTTAGTAGGATGGTTAGGGGTTTTTTTGGGTTGATTATACCCACTTAATCCAAGAGTGGTTAATCTTGAGTCTTTTTTACGCATAAGATAAAGGGGCAGGTTTCCCCGCCCCCATCTCCATTTAGCCGTTAACAGCCATAATGAAACCGCTGTCAGGACGGTAAGTCTTAACACCGTACAGAGTATCAGCAGTATACAGTGTTCCGAGGAACTCCTGCTTGTACTGAGTCTGTGAACGAACACCAACTTGCTCTGCTAAGATCATAGTGTCTTTATGCACTAGCATTGCTGCACGAATCTGACCACCTGCTGAGTTTGCCGCAGCAGTCTCAGTAATAGGGCAGTTAGTAGAGATAAACACATCAATACCATAAAGATTTCCGATCTTGCCATTTTGCACAGGTTCGCCACCAACAAAGTCAGAAGACACATAACGATCAACACCCATGATTGCATTACGCAGTGAAGGTGGGATAACAAACGCGCGGTTATCCATAGGTACGTCAGCATCGTCCTGCTTCTGGATCAGATCACGGAAACAAGCATCAGTGAAAACGTCAGCAGTAGTAACAGTGTCATCAGCATAAGCTGTAAGGCCAGTTGAGGCATCACAGAAGAATGCAGCAGCAGTGTTAGTCCAAAGAGTTCCATCGCCAGAACCAAAAGACTTACCTAAATCCATCAGGTCTGTATCAACCTGACGCGACAGAGCATAACCCGCATCTGAAGTGTAGAAGTTACGAAGCGAAGACAAAGCCTGAACTTCAGTAATATCTTCAATGATACGTGAGTATTCGTAGTGCTTGTCTAGCGCGACTTGCACTTCGCCCTCTGTGTTGCTCTGAATAGTCACAGCAGTTGCTGAGGCTTTAACGTGAGCATCTCCGCGAATAGGAGCAGGAATGTGGATGATGTCACCCTTCTTTCCTGTCATGCTCATTTTCTTTACTAGGTTCGCGAGAATAAGATTCTTCTCATATGCTGCGCGAATCTCGTCACTCCAGATTTCTGGAATAAATGTGGCAGCAGTAGTGTTAGTTACCGCTCCACCCATATTGGGATAGGTTGAATCAGTCATAATAATCTCTCAAAGGTTAGCTTTTGACGCGACCTTCCTGATACGCACGAAATATCTCATCAGACATAGATTCATAGCGTTTCGGGTTAGTTCGCATTAGTTCAATAATGTCGCTTCTTCGATAAATTTTTCTACTTGGAGCCTCACTACTTCCTTTAGCTCCACCTGTTGAGGCTGCGTTCAAAGTTTGTTTACGTTCTTTGCGCTCAACATTTACGGCCTGTTGTGCAACATCTTGAGTTGATTTCCAACTAGAAAACAATTCATCTGCCGCATCATAGTCGTAATTATTGTTTGCTCGTTCGTATAACTCTGAACGAATCTTGCTACCAACAACCCACTTTTGAAAGTTGGCATTCATAGCAACTTCTTTAATGTCAGGATGCTTCTGCTGTAACGCAGAAAGCGTCTGACTTTGTTTCATCTGATTGCCTAATTGCTCCAACTGTTTAATGGTTGGATGGTTTGCAATTTTGCTATCAACAGCCTTATCAGGTTCAGCGAAAAAATCTATCTCTTCAGCCTGTTCCGGTTCGTTGACTTTGGTCTGATTAAGAATGAAATCATCTACAACCTTTCTTAATTGTCCTACCTCTTGCCCTTGTTGACCAATGCGAGACTCTGCCTCTTGATGCATCTTAATCAACTCCGCTGGACTTTTCCCTTGATAGTTATCAGGGATGTCATCCTGGGGTGGGGTTTCAGGTGGGGCTGCGGCTACCTCTTCTAAGACCGCATCTGATTGTACAGCTTCATCTACCTCTTTCTTCACTTCGTCAATAAGTTGTGCCACTATTAAACTCCTATGGAGACAAGACTAATTCTAAGCTACCCCGAAGGACTAAGAGTTAGCTACCTTGCGTTCGTGTTTAATCTTCGCCTGTCTATCCTTAGCCCATTTCATAGTAGCCCCCGGATAGGAACCGGAAATGGGGTCAAGTATCGACTTAACAGGTGAGATTATCTTACTACTTAAACCGTCACACTTAGGACAGTTACGTTTGTAATCGTCAGTTAACAAAGCGCGATCCAGCATAGCCTCATGGATATGTCCTTTAGCGCATTGGAAATCAAAGATTACTAACATCACTGCTATCCTCTCGTAAACGATCTATTGTAGATTCTAAGTTAAGTATATAAGCCAAGATATTTAACTGGCCTTTTCGAAAATTCAGATCATCTCTGTCTTTCGTATGCTCAACGGAATTAATGTGAAGAGCATTGGCACTTAGCTCTTCGGTTAAATCTTTCCAGCCTTGCATTAAAAATATACTCGCAAGGTTGTCATAATATTGTTCGGTATCTTTATCCATTCTTCTTCGGCCTACCTCTAGGTTTGGCTTGTGGCTTTTCTTGCACAAAGTTTTTTATGTCATGCAAAAGAATGGTATGTTGTTTCTCTAGATATTCTATGCGTTTTACCAGCTTATCTAAAACTGCGTTTACCTGTGTAACTACGTCCTCAAGCTCTCGTTTGGTAATCACTAAGATAGTACCTTTGCGGCTTCAATGTTTAACTTCTGCTCTTTCATTCTTGAGTCAGCAATTTTTAATCTACGCTCAAACTCTTTATCGTCTTTATCGCCGGCTTTCAGATTTGAGGTGACAGCTTTCATTTGATCTATCTCTAGCTCTACAGGAATAGCTTTAGTTTCTGCAACAATCTTGGCTGCTCTAGCTTGCGACTCAGCACCTTGCCCATTAAGAGCATTGGTTTGTGACTGCTGGAACTCCATCTGTGATTGCTGCATAGCTTGCTGTGCTTGTTGCTGTTCAGGTGAAGGTTGCCCTGCTTGCTGTAGAGTTTGTATTAACTGCTCACGGTTACTAAGATTCATATTATCTATGATTGATTGAATCAATGCAGGGTAGAGCGGAGACTCTGGAGACATAGTTTGCAGAAGTTGTACTAACTGCGTAACTTCGTATTCCCTTGCTATAATGCCCAGAGAGGAAGTAACTTCAAATTTATAATCAGCAACAGGATAGAGTTCTGGCTCAAACTGCATATACCTGTAAGCAACTTTGCTAACAAATGGTATTAAAAAACACTCTTGGAAATTAATCAGAGTTCGCTTATGACGTTTAATAATTGCGCCCAGTGACATAGAAATACCTGCCGCTGTAGATTCGCCATTAACAGAACCGCCTATTCCTGCGGAGTCTATAGCTCCAGTAGCGGTTTGCACCATCCGTTGTAATTCACCTGCTTGAGCAAATGTAATTTGTGAAACCTGCCCAAAGTTAAATGGTTGTAAGACTTCAGAAGGATTACCATTTGTTAAAATAATTTTGCCTGGCTTAACCTCTGGCTTGGCTCCGCGAGGTAATCGAGTTGCATCCATAGCCATCATGGGATGCACTGTTAACGCTAGGGCATCAATTCGTGCGCGTAGCTCTGCGTCTAATGCTTTCTGTGAGTTGTAACCTTTCTCACACACGCCCCGACCCCAGAACCTAGACGGTACGATATCCCAAGGAAACGCCACAACAGGGCGGTCTTGCATCATGTACGGGTTCTTCTCCGCTTTCAGCAAAGTACCACCGTTAGCTATTACAACAATCGCCTCAACATAGAAGTCTGTATCTTCTTCAGCGTCTGTTAGCTGTTCAACCTCTTCAAAATCTTCATCATTTTCTAACAAGTGTCGCGGGACAAGTCCGTAATACTTGGTTAGACGAGCTTTATCGGTAGGTTGCGTGGTAAGTTCGTGGTCAGGATCAAGATCAGTATCAGGATAAGCAAAATTAAACGGCACATTTTTGTACACACCTTTCTCTTGTAGCTGTTCTACAGCATGAGTAGGCACAAATTCATCAATGGCTACGCCTAATGCGCTATCTACATCTACCGCAACAGGATCGATTAGAAAGTTTTGAGGAAGTACAGGACGCAATTTACATACAGTACGGTCTGAAATGTTCACTCCTACTGCCTGTAACTGCCCATCCATGATAGGTTCACTAGCAGGGCGCATCTCTTTTACTTCTTCTAAAACAATTTCTGCTATGCCTGTACCAAAGACTGCGGCGTTAATTAAACACTCTGCAACACCCTTTCGGATTTTATTGGCTTTAAAATCTTCTAATAGCTTTTCGCGAAGATATGCTATGTCTTGGTTATCAGCGTCTACCAGGTCATCTTTCATATCAAAGAATCTGCCGCGACCAAACGTGGCTTCTTCAATCTCAGCAACTGAAGATTCTACAGCTTGCTGTAACGCTGGGGATATAATCTCAGAACGCTCTGAGCTACGATTACGGTCTTCTGAAGAATAAATACCTCGCCATAATCTATAGTATTCATCAAACTTCTCTTCATAGTTAGTGTCGTAGTGATCACGCCAATCCTGACACTTAGACATAACCCAAGACTCAAGAGTCTCTTCTATGCCAAACTGATCTTCGTTTGATTCCAGCATATTAATATCCTGCTACTGAGTCTAAGACCTCAAACTCATCTAATTCAAAATCGTATGTGTAAGAGACTTTAGCCAGTTGATCTATATAGGCTAAAGCATCTACCATATCATCGTGAGTTAATGGATCAGGGAATTGAAATAGCTCATCCATAAACTGAATATTCCATTCACCTTTGTTTAGGCTGCATATTCCGTTTTCAAATCTACCCTGTAACGCCCACATCACTCGATCAGTTTTCTTTTTATTGCCGTGAGTTAATTCTTCAACACGAAAAAAATTCTGATACTTCTTCATAAGATCAGTGAGGGGAGACATAACAGCTTGTCGAGCTATGCCTTTTTCTATACCTACAGAGATGGGTTCGTAGTCTCTTACTATCTGGAATATTTTCTCCGCAGTGGCGTTTAATTCCCACCTACCGCAGACAATATCCTTAACCCACCACCCATATTCGCCTACTTTTACTATAGCTATAGCAGTGTTGTCAAGTTTTTTGTTTTTAGACTTGGCTTTGCCTACCTCTTCAAAACCCGCGAGGTCAATGGCAACGTAGTAATCGCCCGTATCTGGCTCTTTGTCATCGAAGTTAACCCACTCTTCTTTAAACATCTCAGAGCCACGCGCTTCAAAAGAAGCCATAAACTCTTGTCTAAACGCAAACGAAGACATAGATTTCTTGGCTGCGTCTATTTCGTGCTTATCGAGTAAGTTATTATCGTAACTTGTGTAATGCCACGCTTTATAAGTGGGGTCTTCGCCTAAGCTGGCTTGTTTGTAGAGTTCATAGAAATGATTTCTACCCATTGGTGTCCCGATAAATAAGGCATTACCTTTCAAGTCTGTTAACGCAGGTCTTAATATTAACTCCCATACATCGGGCTTCATGTCTGCGTATTCATCCAAGACAAGAAATTTAAGACTTACGCCGCGCATTGTTTCAGGTCGATCCGCTCCTTTCAAGCTAATAGTAGTCCCGTTAACTAAACGCACCTGCATATTATTAACATGTGAGTTTTCAATTACAGGTTGGCCTATGTCTAACAAGAGATTCCACATGATATCTCTAGCCTGGCCTTGAGTAGGAGCAACATAGAAGACTTGACCAGAATTAGACTTTAGCGCGTTGACTATTAAAAGATAAGCCGCAAGGCGGGACTTTCCCGTCCTACGGCCAGCAGCAACCACTTTGAAACGCGTAAGATCGCTCCAAACTTCCTTCTGCCAATCAAGGAGATTTATATCTAAGTTCATTTCTTCTTAGCCGTCTTCTTAGCTTGTCTAAAAGCTTTGGCTGTCGGTGCGCCTTTACTGCCCACCTTACGCATGGTTTCGCCACTACCTCTGGCTATCCTGCGTTTTTTGTTAGCTATGTTCTTATACAGACCAGTAGCCATACTATCGCTTCCTTCCAACAGGCTTTTTCCTAGGCGCAGCCTTGGCTTTCTTAGCAGCCTTCATTCCTGCTGCGGTGTAGGGGTATTTCTTTCCACGTACATTAGGCATCGTATTCTCCAGTTCGTATCATATTAGTTAACGTAATTGCCCTTCTACCCACCTGGGATGCCCAGAGCGAGTCTAGGAACTCTGTTGACGCCAAAGAGTAGTCTCCTACACTCATAGCAGCTAAAGCCCTGCTAAACCTCCTCAGAGAGGTTATACCGACATTAAAACATATATTGATCATTGCTTCTTTGCGGATTTTATTTAATCCAGCAAACCAATCAAACGTATCAGCTAGTTCATTCTCGCATCTTCTAATATCATTTCTGAGCAAATAATAAACCTCATCGTCTGAAAGCCCCATAGAATCTAGGTTTCTGCCTACACCAATGGTTAAGTGCCCTTCGGTATCCTTATACGGTTTTCTTTTCATTCCTTCATGCAAAATTAGCATGTCTTCAATCTGCATTGAACTCACCCTCTATGGCATCTGGCTCTATAGTGGTATCTGTTACGCCAGATATTGTAATGTTTACCGTAGGCTTACCGCCAAGCTTATCTTTATCAAACGAACTAATCGGTAATATGCGATCTACAATCAATTTCCATGCAGCAGATTGATTCTTGTGATCGTCATCTTGAGCTGCCCGAAAGATAGACTCCAAGACAGCATTGGTATCTCTTCTCGCCAGGAAACGCTGCTTCATCTCAGCCATAGCCGAATGGTCACCCTTGGGTCTACCAATCTTCCTATTTTTAGGAACAGCTATCTCTGACTTACGAGGTCTACCACGCTTTCTCTTTACTGGGGGGTTATTAATGTTGTCTTCAGGCACAAGATTCTAACTCTTTTTAGCTAATATTTGGCGTATTAAACCATTAAATTGTTATTTGCGCTAATAGCTTATGTTCTGGAGGGTACAGAGCAATGTTTTATTGCGACTTTTTTTAATTTCACCTGCTGCAAATTTGGGGGGCAACTATACATAATTGTCAGACGCGCCCGCCTCCCCCGTCCCTCAAACAAGCCCCGCTTCATCGAACGAACGCTCGGTATACGGATTCATTCGCATCATGTCCATTTATCGAACGAACGCTCGGTATTTATCTGTCGGCATATCCACTATATAGGCGAATAAGAATGCCTCTACAGCTGCCCCTAGCAATCCATCAAGCACTATACAAATACCCAGCACCAATCTGTTACCAGTAACACTTATGCGGTAACACAGTAACACTTTACGGTAACAAGGTAACACTCCTGGCACTGTATAAATACCCAGTATATTGGCTGCAAGCCCCGTAATCATTGGGATTTGAAAACTTGGCACGGGTTCTGCATTGTATTATACGACAACGCAATACACACACACTAAAGGGATACACAAAATGCAATATTTTGAGCTAGAGATGCACGGCGATCATCTGCGAGTCGAATGGAACGGTAAGGCCACATTCAATATCCAGTGGCCTGTAGGAGGCCAGTGGGTCGATTTTGAGTGCTTCACTTGCTACGGGATAGACAACGCGCAGGACGCATTAGAATGTGCATACGAATGGATCAACGAGAATGTTTTTGAATTCAGCGAGGCGTAATACAATAGTATCTATATCACTGCTTAGGCAGACCACTAACAAAAGGAAATAGAAAAATGATGCAATTCAAAGAGATTAGAGATGTTTTATTAAGCGAAGGGTTTGCCCAGTGCGATTTCTGCGGTGGCAACCATAGTTTCACGAAAGGCGAGGCTTTCATAACAGTAAGCCCATCAACGCACCAAATAACGGGTGGTAAGGACGAGAGCAGCGAGGACTTTAGAGCATTCACGCCAAAAAGTGGCAATGGGTTGAGACGGTCAATATTGAAAAGGTTAGAGGGTAAATAAATGTTCACTATTAAAATACTGTTCAACAATCTAAATCCGATGCTCAGACTATCATCAGTAGATGATATACCTTTAGCCGGCTCTAAGCATAACATTCTGCACAATCGCCAAACAATTCGACACAATGGCAAGCGTTATATATGGAGGGTTAGATAATGAGACTAGCACCGATAAACAAACAAAACGTGATAGACGCTCAACATAACGAAAGACTGGCCGAATTGTGCTTTATACACTGGGTCAATGATTTCCTGACAGTTGCTAGATTTGCCGAATATTACGGAGTTTCAGAAGACATAGCCTATAGCGTTATATCACTAGGCCGAAAGACAAATTATAACCACTAAAAGAGGGTAAATAAATGAACATTAGACCAATTGCATCAAACCAAACTGAACTCACAACAACGGCGGGGACTGTCATTCTGTTCTCATACCAGACGCCGGTTGCCGCATTACTGCCTTCTGGAAGATATGTCAGAACCTCTAACTGGTACAGCCAAACAACCACTAAGCATATCAATAAGTGGCTCTGTGGTGTCTCTGCCGATGTGGAGGAACAACCAGAGTCATTCTTTCACGGCTTAACTGCTATTAATATTTAGGGGGTGATTATGTTTGAATGCGTGAACTGTAGCCAAAAGAATAGCCTCGGGGATTGCTGCCCCGATTGCTGTGGCAAAGAGTGTGATTTTTGCGGTGACGAGATACCTATGGACGAGGATATCCAAAAGGGTGACTTTGTATTCTGCCAAATGTGTGACGACAGGCGGTAAAAAAGCCCCCCAAGCGGGGGCAATAATTTAATCTATAGGCGTAAAATATGAATGAAAGATGGATTAATTCATTCAGTTAAATAAGGGGGATAGCATGACAGACCAAGAAATAAGAGTGCAAACAATTAAACAGTGGCCTAATTCAAAGCTGATAGTTTGGGTTGATGGCGAAATAGATTCGATTCACTATGAAGCATGGATAGCTTACAAAAGAGCCGAATACTTAAGGGGGATATCATGACGCATAAACAAGCACTAACCAAAGCCCTGCAGCTGGCTATAACTGCGCCAGAAAACAGGCTGACAGACTCTCTAAAGCTGGTCGATGAGCTTGCAGAGCTATGCACACCGGCAGAGATAGCCCAGGCACAGAGCGATGCACTTAAAGTATTAAATCAAGGGGATTCAAATGAAAATAATTAAGATAGTTCTAGCCGAAATAGCATCTGCCGCTGTAGTATCTGGCCTCCTG